CATCGCCCACGCCGCAAAGGAGAAGCTGAAGCGGCTTTTGAGAGGGAGTGTTTGACATGCAATTGAGCTTCGGCTCCGGCGCAGTCTGGGGCGAACGCACCGATGTCGTGGGCTCGGGTATCGGGCCGCGCCAGTTTGGCGTGCTGCAAGACATACAGATCGATTTCGACTGGTCCGACAAAGAGCTTTACGGCCAGCTGCAGTTCCCCGTCGCGATAGCGCGAGGACAGGGCAAGATAACCGGAAAGGCGAAATTCGCGCAGATCCTCGGTTTGCTGTATTCGGACATGTTTTTCGGAGTGACGCCGGCTACCGGACAGTTCGCCGTATCCCAGCTCGAGGCCGCGATTGTCCCCGCTACGACGCCCTACGCGGTCACCCCCGCCAATGCGGCGAGCTACAATGATGATCTCGGTGTTGGCTACGCAGCGAACGGCAAGCGTTTCAATCGGGTGACCACGCCTTCCGTTGCGGGTCAATACTCGGTCAACTTCGCTAACGGCGTCTATACCTTCTCATCTGCCGATGCCAGTGTGGCGGTCTTGATATCGTACACCTACAACATCGCGACAAGCGGCAATAGGCTGACCCTCACGAATCAGGCGATGGGTACTACTCCCACTTTCAAGGCAACGTTCTACAGCGCTTATAATGGTAGCGGTACCGCTCTCCGTCTCAATGCCTGCACAGCAAATAAGTTGTCACTGCCGACGAAGCTCGACACGTGGACCGTTAGCGAGCTCGACTTCACTGCTTTTGCTGATGCTTCCGGAACGATCGGCTATTTGAGCACGGTGGAGTGATGATCCCCGGTGTGGCGGTTGCAATGGGCGGCCAGGATTGGATGGTGCCCCCACTCACTCTCGGCCAACTTCGCCGCTTGATGCCAAAGGTAAGACAATTGACCGAAATTGGCGCGTCGATGGGCGAGGCGCAGATCGCAGTACTGGTGGACATCGTCACAGCAGCATTGCAGCGCAATTATCCCGAGATGACGCCGGGGAAAGTCGAAAACTTGATCGATCTCGGTAATGCCAGTGCCGTGCTGAACGCTGTCCTCACCGGCTCCGGCCTGAAGCATGGCATAACCGCAGTGGGGGAAGCAGCTGCCCCCGGGATCGGCTCGGGGGTAGTCAGCACGAGCCCCGGGTCGCCTTCGGACGCGATCTCGGGGGCGGTGATCATTGGCGAGAAATCTACGGTCTGCTTGCCACCGCCTGCGGGTATAGCTACCCCGTAATTGACGAGATGACGCTCTTCCAAGTCGAAGAGCTCACATCCTACTGGGCACAGCATCCGCCGCTCCACGTGCTAGTCGCGGCCTATCTTGGTGTGGGCCGAGATAAACGCCCTCTGATGCCGCCGGTATCCACGAGAGAAGGGCAACGGCCTGGCCCGGATGCGGGCTTCATGCTAGCCCAGCTTGGCCCGGGGTTCGGTTCGGGGAATGTCGATGCCGGCTTGTCGCCCGTGGTCCTTGATTTTGCCGAACTACGTCGCCAGTCGGCATTCAACGACTCATATTGCCGTAGGGATGGGGACTAGCCACAAGCAGGACGCAGGTAGTTTGTAATCAAGAGGCTATGATGGCCGATATTGAAACCAGTGTCGTTATCAGCGCCCAAATAGACGGTCTCAGATCGGGAATGGAGGCCGCAGCGAATTCAGTTCAAGCAGCAACCGATGCGATGCGCGCTCAACTTTCCGGACTCGGTGATATTGCGCAGCAGGCGCAATCGCAGCTCAGTGCCGCGACTGGCCAAATCGGAAGCGGTATCGGTGCTCTGCAGACCAAAACGGCAGGCCTCGCGGGGTCCATGGGTGCTGGGATGGTTCCCAGCACTGGGCTCGGAGGCGGCGGCACCTGGGAGTCTACCAAGACCAGTTCCGCGCTCGGTAATGAACAAGACGTCACGGCTGATGAAAGGCTGTGGGGAGAAGAGCTGCTCGCCTACCAGAAATTTCAGAACGACAAGGAGAAATTGGATCTCCAAGCAGCGCAGATCAGTCAAAGAACTTGGCAGAGCCTAATGCAACCGATCCAGCGCGCCTTCGATACCTCGATCACCGGCATGATACTGGGCACGACAACACTACAAAAGGCGGTAGCGAATATCGCGCAATCGATACTTGCCGAATTTGTCAACCTTGGGGTCAAGATGGCGACTAACTGGATTGCCAGTGAGCTCGCCATGACGACAGCGTCGGAGGCAAGCGCTGCGGCTCGCGCTGCGGCGGATGGTGAGGGAATGGCGGCCGGGCTGGCGATGAAGGCAGCAAATGCGATCAAAAGTATAGCAACTGATTCAGCGCAGGCGTTCTCGGGCATTTTCGCATTTTTGGCTCCCGTGATGGGTCCGGCCGCGGCTGGACCGGCCGCAGCCGGAGAAGCCACGGTGATGGCCGCCGCCAGCGGCATCGCGTCAGCAGCAGGCGGTTGGGTCGTCCCTGCGGATCAGGTCGCCATGGTGCACCAGAACGAAATGATTCTGCCGGCGAATATCAGCCAAGGCCTCCAGGCCATGATCTCCGGCAACGGCGGAGCTGGGGTTGGTGCCAGCCCGGTCGTCGTCAACGTTTCGGCCATCGACAGTCACGACGTGAGGCGTTTTTTTCAAAGCAATGGCAGCCTCCTCGTCAATGCCCTCAACAAGGCGATGCGAAACGGTTCAGCATTGCGGACGGCATGATGGCTCTGATCTTTCCGGCGTTGCCCGGTCTCGCCTGGGGCGTCACTAAAACGCCCACATTTCAGACGCGCATCCAGCGTGCGGTATCGGGGCGCGAATTGCGTGCGCTCGATTATCCTTATCCACTGTGGCAATTTGCACTGGTCTACGACTTTCTGCGCGACGACCCGGCAGCCGGTTGCGACGAGCTGAGAACTCTGCTCGGATTTTTCATGCTCTGCCAGGGAGCCTACGGCACATTCCTGTTTCAGGATCCCAGCGACCGGCAAGTCAGCGGGCAGGAGATCGGGATCGGCGATGCGAGTGCGACAGTCTTCCGACTCCAGCGCACAATGGGTGCGACCCTGCCTGGTGGCGGCTTCATGGAACCGATGACCGCGCCGAACGTCGTAAGCGCGATCTACCTCAACGGAATTACACAAGACCCGACGAGCTATAGCGTCGATCAAAGTAGCGGGCTGGTGACGTTCGGTACTCCCCCGGGTACCGGGCTGATCATTAGCGCCGATTTCACTTATTACTTCCGCCGCCGATTCGTTGACGACAAATATGACTTCGAGAATTTCATGTTTCGGCTATGGGAATTGAAGAAACTGGCGTTTATTTCGGTGCGTTCGTGAAAGCGGCCAGTCCTGAGCTGATGGCGCTTCTTTCCAGCACCGATCAGTTCATCATGGCGGACCTCTACACGATAACTCTCGTCGGCGGATCGGTACTGCGCTATTCGGCGGCGCCGACTGCCCTCTCTGTTAATGGGGTTACATTTACTCTGGGCCCTAAATTCGAGCGCTCTAAAACCAAGATCGTAATCGGCACTCAGGTCGATGAACTCGAAGTCACGATCTATACCGAGCCGACAGACCTGATCGGCGGGATGCCGTTTCTGCAAGCGGCGTGGCAAGGGCAGCTCGACGGCGCTCTCCTGCAGCTTGAGCGAGCTTTCATGGCGACTTACGGGGATACGAGCCCCGGAGCGGTCGTCCTTTTTTCAGGCCGCATTTCGGATATCGAGTGTACCCGCACCGCTGTCGACATCAAGTGCCGCTCGCACCTCGAGCTGCTGAATATTCAGATGCCGGGACGACTATGGCAGTCATCTTGTACTCACACCTTCGGCGACGCGATGTGTCAGTTCGACCGATCGGGCATGCAGGTGGCGTTCTCGGCCGGGCCAGGCTCGACTCAGGCGCAAATTGCAACTTCGGCGGCCCTCGCCGCGCCGAACATCTATATCCAAGGAACCCTACTTGGTGTGACCGGAGCAAATGCCGGGTCGAGCCGCACGGTTGCAAATATGGGCGGCGGGTGGGTTTACGTGAAGCTGGCCTTTTTATCGCCCGTAGCGCTAGGCGACCAATTCCAGCTGCTCCCGGGATGCGACCGCACACTCTCGACTTGTTCGAATGTCTTTAACAACGCCATCCACTTCGGCGGTTTTCCCTACATCCCCACCCCGGAGACCGCAGTATGAGCGAGCGGGAACGGGTAGTAGCCGAGGCCGAAACCTGGCTGCGCACACCCTATCACCATATGGGCAGGATCAAAGGTGGCGGCACCGATTGCCTGATGCTGCTCGCTCAGGTCTATGAGGCGGCGGGCGTGATCCCGCACGTCGATGTGCCGTTCTATCCCCCCGACTGGAATCTGCATCGCGACGTTGAGCGCTATCTCCAGGGATTGATGGGCTATGCCTGCGAGATTGACGGACCTCCTCAGAGCGGTGATGTGGCCGTCTTCAAATTTGGCCGCTGCTTCGCACACGGCGCGATCGTCGTATCTTGGCCGCGGTTGATACATGCTTGGTGTGACGCGGGTGTCGTCTTTGCCGACGCTGGCCAGCCGCCGCTGATCGGTCGTCAAGTACGATTTTTCGACCCTTATCCGACTTTTGGGATCTGACGGTCAGTCATGGGCGGGATCTTGAGCGGCGCGTCTAACGCCAAGCAACAGAAGGCGGTGGGCGCGCTGCAGTTCCAAACTTCCCAGCATGGCGGCGTCATCCAGCTCGTCTATGGCACTACTCGCGTATCGCCGAATCTAATAGCCTACGACGACTTCAAAGCGACGCCCTCGGGGCGCCAAGGAGGTGCAGGCAAGGGCGGCGGCGGCGGGAAGGGCGGCGGCCAACAATACAAATATAGTTCATCGGTGATAATGGGGTTGTGTCAAGGACCGATCGTCGGGATTGCCACCGTGTGGTGGGACAAGAACGTCGGAACGCTTTCCTCGTTACCAGCTGCAGTTTATCTCGGAACCGATGGTCAGGCCCCAGATCCCTACTGGGAAACCAACCACTCAACGAAGGCGCTCGGATATTCCGGCACCGCAACTGTCGTGGCGAACAATTTCGCCATGGGCGATACAGCCACCCTTCCGAACTTCTCGTTCGAAGTGCAAGGCTTGCTGTCGTTGAGCGGAACCAACGGGCGGGATGCAAATCCTGCCGCGATTGCCGCCGATTTTCTTACCAATTCCCGTTATGGAGCCGGTTTCCCGACCGCTAATCTAGGCGACCTCAGTCTTTATTCGGCATATTGCCAAGCCCTAGGCATCATGTTGTCGCCGATGCTTGACGCACAGCAAGAGGCACAACAACACCTCGCAGATATAGTCAAGATCACAAACAGTGCCATTGTTTGGTCGGGTGGGCAGTTGAAGATCATTCCCTACGGTGATGCACCCGTTACCGGTTATGGCATTAGCTATACGCCTGACAGCAACCCGATTTACAGCCTCGGCGAGGATGATTTCATTGTCCAGCAATCGAGTGTCGGGGGAGTTTCGGGAGTGACGCCAGGCGGTCCGGCGCTACGGTCGGGTTCGGGTCCGATCACCGGCGGGTTCAGCGACGATCCGGTCCGAGTAGTGCGATCGACACCTGCAGACGCCAACAACTCAATCCAATTGGAATGTTTGGACCGGTCCAATAATTACAATACTGCAATCGTCGAGGCGTTCGACCAAGCGGCGATCGAGCTCTATGGCGTGCGCCGCGATAGCTCGCTCAAGGCGCGGGCGATTGTCGATCCCATCAATGTCGGCCCCCTTGTGGCACAGCTTTTACTGCAGCGCGCTTTGCTGTTCCGCAATACTTATCAGTTCAAGCTAGGGTGGAAGTATTGTCTGCTCGAGCCGATGGACCTCGTCCAGATCACCGATACTCGTATTGGTGCATCGGCACTGACTGTGCGCATTACCTCCGTAGAAGAGGACGAGAAGGCACGCTTTCGATCAACGCGGAGGATTTCTTCGGTGGCTATTCCACGGCGGTGCTCTATCCGAAGCAGTCGGGCGTCGGCTATGTCCCGAATTGGAATTCGGATCCGGGCGACGTCAATCCGCCGGTTATTTTCGAGCCCCCAGCCGCACTTCTGACCAGCGGATTAGAGATCTGGGTTGCACTTTCCGGGGGCTTCAATTGGGCCGGAGCCCAGGTCTGGACCTCCAGCGATGGCAATTCCTATGCCCTGGCGGGGACCGTGAACTCCCCGGCGACGCAAGGGGTATTGATGGCCGATCTGCCGCAGCATTCCTCACCCGATCCTAACGGCACCCTTTCAGTCGATCTGACCGAAAGCCGGGGCCAGCTCGCCTCGGTCTCCGCTAGCGATGCAGCCAATCTCCTCACCCTTTGCTACGTCGGCGGCGAGCTTATCGCCTACGAGACCGCGACACTCACTGGGGCCGGAAAATATGCGCTGACAACCCTCTACCGAGGCACTTACGGCAGCGCGATTATCGATCATCCGCCGGGAACCTTGTTCGCCAGGCTCGACGGATCTATCGGCCGATTCTCTTATCCGAGTAACCTTATCGGCCAGACGATTTTTTTGAAATTCGCGTCGATGAATATAGTTGGCGGGGGATTGCAGAGCTTGGCCTCGCTTCCTGTATACACATACGTCGTCAGAGGAACCGGGCAGGCGTCCTCGATTGTCGTGAGCGGCTCGTTCAACGGCAGACCGACTGCACATCTTGTACTCCAAAGTTATGTATTCGCTTCCCCGATGACTCTCCCGGCCGGGCTTTCAGGCAGCCGCGGGACTGCTGCAACGACTGCAACCGCAACCACAACGTTCAACATCGACAAAAACGGCACCGATATCGGAACTATGGTCTTCGCTCCATCAGCTGCCACGGCCACATTCACGATGAACTCAGCGACTTTATTCAATGCCGGCGACGTGCTGACCGTGGTCGCGCCCGCTGTCCCCGACGCGACGCTGGCAAATCTCGCATGGACCATCATGGGAATCTCGCAATGAAGCTCGAATCCTGGCATAGCACCGAAGATAAACGGCGATGGAAAATCGTACGCACCGACAACTACGCAGACGTACCGGGCGAGATCATCACGGCTGACGAAGTGACCGGCGAATGCTGCATTCAAGTCGGTGGCGAGACCAAGACACTGAGCTTTGGTCCCGGGGGAATCCGTATCTGCGGCAGGCGACGCTGAACGGCGGTCGGTCACA